TTTGATAATGAATTTTTAGATTATGAATTTACTGCAGATAATTTGGATTTATTTACTGGATTCTCAATCAAGATCGTAATGTCAACAACAAACCAGGCAAAAGCACCTAGATTTAAAGATTTGAGGGCAATAGCGGTCAGATGATAAAAGTTGAAGGTCATTCAAATCTTTATAGAGATGAAAATAGTGGCGCTATCATTAACCATGATAGCGTTGCTTACAATCAATATGTAAATTCTATAAACCAAAAAGAACTAAAACAAAAAGAATTAGATGATATGAGAAGAGATATTGACGAAATAAAATCACTCTTAAAGGAGTTTTTAAAATCTAATTAGATGGCAATTAATATAAATAGAGCATAGAGGTCTATTAGAGTATCAAATAATGGCTGTTTATGTATCCAATATTGTGATTGAGCAGGGATTTGACTTTGATACTTCATTTGAGTTGGAAGACACCAGAACAAACGCAGCACTCGATTTAACAACTGCTTCGGTTGAAAGTAAATTGAGAAAACATTATGGTTCTTCAACGGCAACAACATTTACATCTTCAATTACAAATCCCGAAGGTGGTGTGGTTACTATTTCATTGAGTTCTTCTCAAACGGTCGATTTAAAACCTGGTAGATATGTTTATGACGTAAAAGTCACAAATTCAGGAAAAATCTTTAAGGTCGTTGAAGGTGCTGCACTAGTAAGAGGCGGAGTAACAAGATAACATGCCTACAATCAAAGCTAGGGTTGGTAGTCAGAATGCCGTTCGTGTTTTATCTAACGCATCCGCACCGCCAACAAAATTACTTAACCTAACTGACATAAATTCTACTGATAAGTCTGATGGAAATCTCTTAATATGGGATTCTCCAACAGAAACTTTCATTATGGGGAATATCATTGATAGGAATTTTCTTATCAGTGATACAACTTCATCAACAACTCCTACTACTGGCGCTTTAGTAATTACTGGTGGAGTTGGAATTGGGGAAAACTTAAATGTTGCTGGTTTAGGCACTTTTGGAATTGGATCCAATTCAATTAATATTAATGGGTCTACTGGAGTAGTAAATGTTGGATCAGGTGTTACTATTAGCACCACTGAGGGAATATTTACTCCCGCATTAGTAGTTGGTAATGCCACAAATTCAGGATCATTAACTGCTGATACCCTTACCATACTTGGAATTACAACATTATCATCCGTCAGTGGATTTACAACTATTGGTGGAAATTTATTTGTAAAAGATAATTTAGAAGTTGCAGGAACTTCCAATTTTATTGGAACAGCAACTTTTAGAGGTGGAACAATTAATATTGGTGATGCTGATAGTGATAATATTAATGTAAGTGGAGAATTTATTTCCGATTTAATTCCAAATGAGGATGACGAATATAATATTGGATCTTCTCTTAAAAGATGGAAAAACGCATCATTTTCTGGATTAACTACTACCAATACCTTAAATGTTAGTGGGGAATCAATATTTCAAAATAATATAAGTATTACTGGTTTTGTTACTGTAACTGAAGGTTTATATTATGATTCTGATGATTATGATGGTCCTAATGGTATTGCATACTTTGATAATACTGGAAAGCTAATTGGAGCAGCAAGCACTGAAAATGCTCTTACCGAAACTTATTATATACTTACAACTAATGCGGTAGGAATACCGACCTGGACTTCAGTTATAGACGGAGGTGTTTTCTAATGGCCAAACCAGGAACCAGACAAGAATTAATAGACTATACATTAAGAAAGCTGGGAGCACCAGTATTAGAAATTAATGTTGCTGATGAGCAGATTGATGATTTAGTAGATGACACTATTCAATATTTTAATGAGAGACATTATGATGGTGTCGAAAGAATGTATTTGAAATATAAGATTAGTCAAGAAGATATTGATAGAGGTAAGGCATCAGGAACCAGTGGTGTAGGTATTGTAACAACTACAGGAACTTCTACTATAACTGGAACAGCAACTACTTTTAGTTTTTATGAAAACTCTAATTATATTCAGGTTCCAGACTCTGTAATTGGAATTGAAAAAATATTTAAATTTGATACAAGCACTATATCTGGAGGAATGTTCAGCATCAAGTATCAAATGTTCTTAAATGACTTACATTTTTTTGGATCTGTTGAATTACTTCAATATGCGATGACAAAAAGTTACTTGGAAGATATTGATCATTTGTTAACCACAGATAAGCAAGTTAGATTCAATAAGAGACAAAATAGACTTTATTTAGATCTTGATTGGGGAGCACAAACAAAAGATACGTTTTTTATCATTGATTGTCATAGAGCACTGGATCCTGCTAATTTTTCTAAGATATATAATGATAGTTTTGTTAAAAAGTATCTAACGGCTTTAGTTAAAAAACAATGGGGACAAAATTTAATTAAGTTTCAAGGAGTCAAACTTCCTGGCGGAACTGAACTTAATGGAAGACAATTGTATGAGGATGGTGAAAGAGAACTTGAAGATATTAAACAAAGAATGTTCTCAGAATACGAAATGCCACCTTTGGATATGATAGGGTAACTAAATATGTCACTTAACCCATTTTTTCTTCAAGGTTCTAGAAACGAACAATTTCTTGTTCAAGATCTAATAAATGAACAACTAAAAATTTACGGTATTGATATAATATATCTACCAAGAAAAATATTTAAAACTGATGATATCATTAGAGAAATTCAATCATCTAAATTCGATGATTCATTTTCATTAGAAGCGTATCTAAACAATTATGATGGATATGCTCCAGATAGTGATATCATGACCAAATTTGGTCTAAGACTAAAAAATGAGATTAGTTTAACTATTTCTAGAGAACGATTTGAAGAATTTATTGTTCCATTTTTGGAAGGCATTAGTTCTGGAATTAGAGATGGATTAATTACAGATTATGATTTTGCAGATTTAATTACAAGACCAAAGGAGGGTGATTTAATATACTTCCCTCTAGGAGAAAGACTCTTTGAAATTAAAAGAGTAGAATCAGAAAAACCTTTTTATCAATTAGGTTCAAATTATGTTTATGAATTAAGTTGTGAGTTGTTCGAATACGAAAATGAACTTATTGACACTTCTATAGAAGAACTCGACAATACTGTTAAGGAAGAAGGATATATTACCAATCTCGTCTTGGTTAGCACCGCTACTACTGCAACTGCAACTGCAACCATTGCAACTGGTGCTATTTCGGAAATATTTTTAAACAATGACGGATCTGGATACACTTCCGCACCAACAGTATCTATAACTCCTGCACCCGTTGGGGGAACTAATGCATCAGCAGTTGCCATTACCACAACAAAGGCAAATGTTAAATCTGTTTTAAGAATAGAATTAACAAATGCTGGTGCAGGATATACGGTCGCTCCAACAATATCTTTCTCTGGTGGAGGAGGATCAGGTGCGGCAGCAACTTGCTCCATTGGAGGAACATTATCAAGTTTACAAACAGTTTCAATAACCGGATCCGGTGTAGGATATGCTTCTGCACCAACTGTTAATATTATTGGCTCAGTTGGATCTGGAGTAACCGCAACTGTAGTTGCAGGAATAACATCTACAACGGTTTCAAGTGTAAGAATTCTAAAACCAGGAATTGGTTATACAGAAGCACCTACAGTTCAATTCAGCAATTTCCCAACAGTCGGTGTCGGAACATTTATATACAATGAAGAAATTGTTGGTCAGACATCTAGAACAACAGCAAGAGTTAGAGAATTTAAAACAGTTATTTCTGCAACTCCTGGGGTTCTTCCAATAACTTCGATGCGTGTATCCCTAAATACTGGTAAGTTTTATGTTGGAGAGACTATCGTAGGATCTTCATCCTCGGCATCATATACTATTAAATCTTATGAGGATGATAGTTATGAAAATCCATACGACGTTAATGAAGAGATTGAAACAGAAGCAGACAACATATTAGATTTTACAGAATCTAATCCCTTTGGAGAATATTAATGTTAGGAACTTATTTTTATCACGAAATTATAAGAAAAACTATTATCGGTTTTGGAACACTGTTTAATGATATTTTTATTAAACATACAAAATCTGATGGTAGTATTTTGGATGAGATAAAAGTTGGTCTCTCTTATGGACCAATGCAAAAGTTCCTGACTAAAATTCAAGAACAGGCAGATCTAACCAAGGCAACGGCAATAACTCTTCCAAGAATGTCATTTGAAATGATTGACATTCAATATGACCCTACAAGAAAAGTGGGAGTTACTCAAACCTTCAAAGCTTCTGAAGGATCGAATTTAAAAAAAGTCTTCATGCCTGTTCCATATAACATTGGATTTGAACTCAATATTTTCAGTAAATTAAATGATGATGCTTTACAGATTATTGAACAAATATTGCCATTTTTTCAACCTTCATTTAATCTAACTGTAGATTTGGTTAGTTCAATTGGCGAGAAACGAGATATTCCTATTGTATTAGATAACATCAGTTTCCAAGATGACTACGAAGGAACATTTCAATCGAGAAGAGCACTTATATACACCTTGAGATTTACTGCAAAAACATATCTGTTTGGTCCTATTGCAGACAGTACAGATGGTCTTATCCGTAAAGTTCAGGTTGATCTGAATAGTGGAACAGATACATCAACTGCTAGGAGAGAGATGAGATATACTGCAACTCCAAAAGCACTTACGGATCAGAATAACGATAATGTCGTAAATGCTGCTGATGATGCTCTCTTAGAACCAGGAGATGACTTTGGATTTAATGAGGAATGGAGCTACTTAGCAAACTCCAAAGAATACAGCCCAACTAGACAAACTGACCTGTAATTATTATGTCGAACAGTTATGACTCGATAGATAAGGCTCTCAATACAGAGAGTAATATTGTTGATGTTAGTGATTCTACATCAAAAATGCAAAAACATCATGGGAATGATATTAGAAAAGATTATGAATATACTCGTGCAAATTTATATTCATTGATAGAAAAAGGTCAAGAGGCAATTAATGGAATAATGGAAGTTGCTGAAGAAGGTGCAAGCCCCAGAGCATATGAAGTTGCAGGTCAATTAATTAAAAGTGTCGCAGATACCACAGATAAATTGATTGATCTTCAAAAGAAACTTAAAGATGTTGAAGAAGATACAAAGAAAACAACAAATAATGTCACTAATAACGCAGTCTTTGTTGGATCAACTTCAGAACTTCAAAAAATGTTAAAACAGGGTTTCCTAAATAATAAAGAGTAATATTATTCTCAAATGGGTTGGTCTGAAAAATATAAAAAATCAATTGATTGTAACAACCCAAAAGGTTTTAGTCAACGTGCTCATTGCCAAGGCAATAAAAAGAAAATGCAAGAAGGAAATCTTCATCATTGGTTTAAGGGTTCTAAATCTGAAGATGGAAAACCTGGATGGGTTCAGTCAGATGGATCTCCATGTGCAAATGAACCTGGAGAAACTAAAACTCCAAAATGCTACAGCAGCGCAAGACTTGCCGCATTGAAAAGAAAGGGCAAAAAGGGGGAAAACCTTATTAAGTCTGCTGATCGTAGAAAAAGAGAAAAAGATCCTGATCAGCAGTCTAAAAGTGGAGCAGCAAAACCAACAAATGTAAAAACCTTTGCAAAAGGTAAAAAAAATAAACATTACGTAAAACCAGAACCAGGATTAAAAGAAACCATGGAAATGCAAGAAGGGAAAGACATTAAAGGTAAGGGTAGTGGAAAAAAAGATGCCTGTTACCATAAAGTAAAAGCAAGTGCTAAAGTTTGGCCTTCTGCATATGCCTCCGGTAGATTGGTTCAATGCCGTAAGGTAGGCGCATCTAATTGGGGAAATAAGAGTGAAGAGTGGGTCGCACAGACTGCAGCAGAATACCTCTTCAATGAAGGTCTCAATGAAGATGGTGTAGCAATTTTTATTGAAGAACTTGGACTTGATCAATTCATCGATTTTATTTACGATATTGGTGAAGAAGTTCTCGCAGAAGCAAAATTTGACAGACTTCCTCCAGTATCTAAATCTGGAAAAATGATTAAAGACTTGCCCAAAGGTGGGGCAAGATCATCTGCAATTAAATCTAAGAGAAAAACAAGAGAAGTTCTTAGACAAAAAGTTGATTCCGAATCAAAATCGAAACCGGGGTTTGCATCATTCTCTAAAAAAGCATCAGAAGTTTCTAGTCAATCTAAAAAAGACAATGCTTCAAAAGCAGTTGCATCTGCCAAAAAACAACAACCAAAAAAGAAGGGTATTTTAGATAGAGTTGCTGGTGAAGTTCTCAAAGGAATGGAAAGACATAAGGCAGCAATGGCTGCTGCAAGAGAAACTGGAAAAACTATTTCCAAAGCAGCAAAAGTAGGTGCTAAAGGTGCTCAAGAATTTGGAAAAGGGTTTAAGTCTGGTGTAGAAACTGCAGGTAAAGTTGCAAAGGTTGCTAAGAAAGTAGTTTCTGATAGTTATGATTACTCCAACTGGAGAGAAGACTTCAAGGCAATGGAATATGAGTTTATTGATATTATCAAACCAGAACCTTTAGTTACTGAAGCATCATTTGAAATTAAGCATACATCTGCTGATGTTAGAAGAGCAGAAAAAAAGAAAAAAATCGATACACTAGCACAACAAGGATCTACTGAGGGTGAGAGACGTGCTGCTGCACGTAAAGCAGGAACTTCTTTGCCCCCAATTAGAAAGGAAGAAGTTGACACCAGACGAGCACCAGCAGAATTAGTCGCAAGACTGAGTGCTAGAAGAGAAGGTGAAATGGCACAAGACGGTCCTAACAAACCAGCATATGATGCCAAACAAAGAATTCTTGCAAAAACAAAGGCAAAAAGAATGAAGGAAGAAGTTGAATCTATTGATGAATTAAAGTGTTGGAAAGGGTATAAGAGAAAGAAAGGTGCTGTTCCTGGAGAAAAGGGTTCTTGTGTGAAGGAAAATGAAGAAGTCATTGAAGCAAAAGATGAAACTGAAATTGGAATAACTGGATTACCAATTCCAAAGAAGAAGAGATCTCCTAAAAAGCAATATGAATTTGAAAAGAAAAGGAGAGAAAATTTAGGTCGTAATGTTGGTGGAAAAACCTACTCTGCTGATGTTGCTCCATATAAAACAAATCCAAGAATCGGATATCTTCGCAATGAAGAGATGGAAAATGAACTTGGCGAAGCAAGGCATACACCAACAAAATCAGATTTAGAAGCAAATATTGGTGGTGGAAATCTCCAAAAACTTTCTAAGAAAGCATCAAAAAGAATTGATTATGATGTTGATGGTGATGTAGATCCTAATGATAAAGTTGAAAAGAAAACTGGAGAGTATGGTGAAGAACTTCCAACTCCATTTGGAAAGTTTAGAACTGGAAGTTCAAAAACTGTGAAAACAAAAAAAGAAGAATTTTCAGATTGGAGAAATCAATTAGACGAAAAACTCAATCTGAAAAAAACAGATATGGGCGATGTAGTAAAAGATTTTTACGATTCCGACGCTCCTCAATTCAAAGGAAAATCTAAAGAAAAACGTCGTGAAATGGCAATTGCTGCAAAATTGTCTGCAATGAGAGAAGATTGGCAAGTAGTCAATAAAAAAGATAAGACTGATGGTATGAGTCAGAAAGCAGTTGATACTTACCGCCGTGAAAACCCAGGTTCCAAACTTAAAACTGCTGTAACTGGTGACCCAAAACCAGGCAGTAAGGATGCGAAGCGTAGAAAGTCTTTCTGCGCTCGTTCTAAGGGTCAGCAAGACATGCATAACATCGATTGCTCTAAGACCCCAGATAAACCTGTTTGCAAAGCCCGTCGTCGCTGGAAGTGCTGATCAATGAAAAGTTTTCAACAGTTTCTATCAGAAAGTATCACCATCAATGGTGATTTTAATGGAACCCTAAATGTAGGTGCTTCTCAACCAGAACAAGCAACAGAGTCTTTCTTTGCTGATATTGTTTGGGAGGGAAAAATTTATCATTTGGAAATAGAAGGATCAATGATGAATAAGAGTGAATTGGCAGAAAATCTTTTAAATGAGTATCCTGGTGCGATCATTCACAACATATATCCTTCAACCTCAAGTTCCTTAAAAATTAAAAGTTCTCAAAGATATCGTCCAGAAAAATTGGGTTGGAGTGATTAATGGCTCAGTGGAATAAAAATACACAAGATTATCTCAATCAAGAGAGAAGTCTATTTGAAGTCTATATGTGTGCCGACAAGTATGGCAACATTGGTGCTTGTGGTGGTGATACCCAGTTTGACTTGAATATTGCTGCAGGTATTACCACCCAGATTGCAAACGTTCATAAGTTTGGTGCAGTAGTAACTACATCAGCAACTTATGATACCGTTTGGTCTTATGGTGGTGCTTACACATTTCCATCCTCTGCAGGAATTATTACTGTAACTTCCAGTTCTGCTCAGGATGATTCTGGCGGAACG